ACCCAACCAACAAGTGATCTACGAGTTCCTTTGGTGACTTTACAAACCCTATGACGAGTGCGAGAATCAAACAAGACAAGACACCCCTGTGTTTTTGGCGCTATATAACTTTCACCTATTTCGTTAATAAGTTCAAGCTCACCCCCCTCATAGTCTTTGGGATCAGAAAGTTGTAGCGAAAAAGAAAGTTTTCTGACAAGCTCTTTGTTTTGATTGACAAAATCACTACCTACACCATCAGTAGAATTGCCAATGAATTGTGGTTTATATAAAGTTGTTAAACCGCCATCGTTATGCCAGTCGTAATATTCACCTTCATCGTAAACGGTGTATTGAATATGTTCGTTATCTAATCCTCTTAAATCGTATAAAAAATTTTCTCTGTTTGCTCGTTCAATGTAGTGCCATAAAAATCCCCCCATCCAGTGAGAACTTGAAACCCATGAATGTTTTGCATTTCGCACTTCGTTAAGTCCATTCCCGACTTGAAGGTTTACTGGGGAGGATTTTATATCTTTATAAAAATCTTTCAACAATTCTTTTTCTATTATTTTAATAATTTCATTTGGTAAATCTGTAAAATACCAAATTGATTGAAATGCAGTGTTAGCTCTATTATTCATCACCATCTACCATATCCGCTACTAAGTCTACAAAAACTCTATACATATTATCTGCTTCGTTAAATAATTTTTCTTTTTGTATTTCTTCATAAAACTTTATTTTTCCTTCTGTATGTTTATGAGGATAATGCAACGGGTAATAAATTTTAACAAACTCCTCAATTGTCGCCATATTCACCCACTCTGGGTCTTCTAGATTGTATCTTTGAGAGTACTCAAACATTGCCCTATGTGGGTGTTTTCTAAGTTGATTTAAAGTTGTACAAAAAATGTTTGTTTCTAGGGCTTTATTGGCAAACCGAATATAAAATTCAAGTCTTTCTTTTGCCGACCAATACTTAGGGGGATCAGCCTCTTCCCTTAAATCTGTTGTCATCCAAGATGAAATGCATTCTAAAGGCTCTCTAAATATACAAATTACATTTGGACATTGCACCATTGGTGTTAGCCTATGCTGCGCAGAAGCAATTTGCAATCTAGGAAAAGCAGAAATTAATATTGCTTCTAAAGTTCTTGTTCCGGTTCTAGGATAACCAATGGGTGTTAATCTTCCCACCTCTGCTGCTCTTCGTTCCATGCAAAATATCCTATCACATCTGGGCGCGGCACGGGCGGTTCCCAATCAGCAATTTCTTCATTTAATGTCCAAGACGGATAAGGTTTTGGCAAAATAAAAGCATCTAATTGTTCATTATATGTATAGCCAATTCCAGCAAACCTTTTTCGTATATTGCCATTGTACGAGGTTCGCTTACAGGTAAGACCTTCAAACCATGGCCTAGAAGCGTAGAAATTTTCCCATGCTTCTGAAGAGCCGCCAACGACTGTACCATCTAAATCAGTTTGTGTTTCGTTCTCATCAATACCAGCAATGACATCAACAACAATAGAAAGATCATTAATCAAAGCGTAGTGTGCCATTATGCGAAACTTATCACTCCACTACCAGAAGTGAAACTATGTCGTTTAAAACCTCCGCTGGTAGTACCTGCGCTATGACCCAAGCCAGCGCCAACAGTAATTGTCAAACTATCTGGATAACGAATCATTACAATTCCCGAACCACCACTGTTTCCGGTTTTGCTACCATATTGCCAAGAACCTCCACGACCAGCACCGCCACCACCTCCTGTATTGCCTCCACCTGGTCCACCTACGGGCGGACCGTCATATGTGGGGTCGTACAAACCTGCACCACCTCCACCTCCTGCACCGCCACCGCCGACTGAACCACCACAGCCCCAACATGGGTTACCAGGAGCGCCGCTAACGCCACCACCGCCACCGCCAAAATATTCGTTACTTCCTCTAATTGAGGTTATGGTTCCATTACCACCCGTGTAACCCGAGTTTGCAGCACCACTTCCGCCTCCTGCACTACAACAGTTGGCACCAAAATTTAATCCTGCATTGCTTGTGCCGCTGCCACAACATAATCCACCAGTTGCAGTAAGAGTGCCGAATTGGCTAGTTCCACCTGTGGAGCTTCCTCCACCACCTGCACCAACGGTGACTTGAAGTTGTTGACCGCTAGTTACATCTAAAGCGCCTAGGTTAGCGGAGTTCCCTCCAGAATTTTCAGCGCCAACTCCGCCAGCTCTAAAACCGCCTCCTTGACCAGCAGCACCAATTGAATAATTACCACCGTAGTTACCGCCGCCTCCACCGCCGCCAATAAATGCAAATGCGATTGAAGATCCTGAACTACCACCACGTCGCCAAGCATCAATTTGAAATGTTGAGTTAGGGTGCTTAGACCTTAGAGCTAATGCTCCACCGCTAATCGCCTTACCTCCAGAAGTGTTTCTAAATGATCTTGACATAATTGCCTATTAAGATGTAATTCTGTTGCAATATCCGTAAACAACAATACTTGTGTTTGTTGCAGCATAAGCCGTAATTACTTTTGGTGTAGCATGCCCAACCAGCAACAAACCGGGAACAATTAAATAAAGACCGCTTTCAGCTTTAACTGTAAATTCAATTTCGTTTGTTCCAGCAGTAACACCACCATACTGCATTGTTAATTTACGATCAGTCGTGTCGTAGTTAACTGCATAAATCCAAACTTCGTCAGTAACGCTAGTGCTGCTTGAGCCGGTATGAATTGTTGGACCAGCTACGCCAGATGAACCTGAACTAATAAGAATTCCCATTCCGCTAGTGTTGCCACTTAGAGGTATTTTGCTATATGTTGCCATTATTTTTCTCCTTTATTATCCAAATACTTGTGTGCTTAAAATTATTTGATCATCTTCATGACCAGATGATGCCGAAGTCAAACGGCCTTGAGCGTCTACTGTAATTATTGCTTGCACATAAGAACCTGCTGTTACTGCTGTGTTAGCAAGTTTTGTCGCTGTAACTGCAGCATTTGCAAGCTTATCAGTAGTTACGTTAGCATCCAGAATCTTAACTGTAGTAACAGCATCACTTGCAAGTTTAGCAGTTGTAACATTTGAGTTTGCAATCTTTGAAGTTGTTACTGAATCATCTACCAATGTTCCAGCAATAGAGCCATAAGCCAAAGAAGTCCAAGCTGTAGACCCGTTACCGATCTTGTAATAGGTGGTATCTGTTTCCAACCCCATCTCGCCCGCAGCAAGTATTGGGTTAGCAGCAGTCCAAGCTGCTGCCGTGTCTCTACGCATTTGAATCTTAACTGCCATTAGCCTGTTGCACCTCCGCAATCAATGGATGAAATACCGCCATAATTTGTGGCAGCAACTCCTCCATCAAGATTATAAGAATTACCTTGTCCAACTGTAGATACGCCTACAAGTGTCCATGCATAACCGTTATAGATCCAATTCTTTCCCGCATTTGAAAATGTATCATTCAAAGCCGGAGAGTTTGGAAAATCTATTGCAGCCATGTATTTATTATCTCACACTTTTTACTATGTATGCAAATCTCATTTTGATGTGACAATTCTTATTATTTTAAGGCTCGGCAGGTTCTTCAACTACAGGTGCAACAAACTCGTCAGCAACAGGGTCATAAGTGAAACCGATACCTGCTGGATTTGTTTCATCATATTTGACATAGATTTTGTCGGTTTGTGTTGCAACAAATTCTTCATCAGCAATAATGCAATTCACAACAATGTTTTCGGTATTGATTTCTGCGTATGTTGCCATAGTTAAACCGTCACCACTTCTTGACCGCCTGTAGCAACAATGCCAACGGTGCTTGGGTATCTGATAATGACTATGCCTTGATACCCTGCGCCACCTGTTGAACCAACAGATGTTCCACCACCACCACCGCCACCTGCGCCATACATTGTTGCTGCGCCGCCATTGTTGTCTTGATTTGCGCCGTTGCCTGCGCCTGTTCCACCCGTACCAACAGTTCCAGTTCCATAACAACCGCCACCGCCACCTGATGACCAAGTGCCTTGATTTGTTAAAGTTGTTGGAAAATTTGTTGCAGTCAAATTTGAATCAAAATATGTTGCTGCAAGACCAGCACCACCAGCACCACCAGCACCAGGACTTCCTGTAGTGCCTGTAGCACCGTTGCCACCAACAGCCGATGCACCACCACCACCACCAGCACCAGCACCAGGAATGCTTGTTGCGCCACCGTTGCCACCTGCTCTTGTGTTTCCACCAACACCTGCTGCGCCAGTTGTAGCACGATTACCGCCACCACCCGAACCACCACTTGAAGGCGTGGTTGTTGTATTGCCACCACCTGAACCCCCACCAAGCGCCGAAATTAAAGAACCTACGGAAGTAGTGCCGCCATTATTGCCACGAGTGTTTAAAACACCTGTGCCACCTGCGCCGATAGTAATAGTTTGATTTGTCGTAACGCTTACGCCTAACCAATTCGGACTTACTTCAATAGCACCACCGCCGCCACCACCAGCCTGATTACCGCCACCAGCACCACCACCACCAACCGCTAACAGTTGCATACTGCCACCTGTGGTGACGGTCAAAGTACCTGACGAAGTAAACACATGATATTTATACGATATAGTTGCACCAACTATTGTCGGTGTGTTGCTAGCCGAAACATAACCCATCAACCTTGCAGCCATAACTAAACCTCACTCTCAATATCAGGGCTAACAGGCGCAACAAAAACATCGTTCACAGAATCGTAAGACCAGCCTGCCGAAGCATAGACACCACGAAAGTTTGCGTTATACGAAGTCTGTTTCCAGTCGCCTTCAAGACCCAACGATGCAAGAAACGCTTGACCGACAGGTTCGCTTGCAGGGAACTCGCCACCACCACAATCAGAATCAGCAACAACAATTACATCTGTTACGATACCATTTTCTACTTTTGCAAAATGTGCCATTATGCCACCTGCCATCTGATATATGCAATACCGCTACCACCTGCGCCAGTAGTAATTACCACCACTCCACCTCCACCACCCGAACCAGTATTGGCTGCTGCCGAAGTTGGTGTCGTGTTCGTTGAGCCAGCACCACCAACACCAGAACTACCGCCAGCACCGCCAGCAGTTGTTCCACCACCACCACCACCTGCTGCTTTATAAAGTGCGCTGCCACCAATAAAAACTGAAACATCAAAACCTGCACCACCTGCACCACCAGTATTGCTTGAATTATCTGAACCAGCCGAAGTGCAACCACCGCCACCGCCAGCGCCACTATCAGCAGTAGAATTACCGCCTTTGAAACCAATGTTTGTATTTCCTGTTGGGTTATAACTTGAATATGTAGGTGAACTAGCGTTAATTCCACCGCAACCACCACCTAGTGAAAAATTAGGATTATTATAATTAAAGGTAAGAGTTTGAATATTCCCCGATGCTGTTTGCGTAAACGGTGAAGTTGCAGCAATACTCGTGTCTCCTGCTTTTTGTCCAAGTGTTGCGGCTTCCCAAACAGCACTACCAGCACCAATCGTTATGGTTTGATTTGCATCTAAATAAATTGAACCAATACGAACTTGACCAGCGCCACCGCCACCGCCAGCACGACTAGCGATATTTCTGTAATTTGCACCGCCGCCACCACCAACTAATAAATAATCAAACCAGCCAGCAGTAGTAACAGTCAAAGTGCCTGTGCTAGTAAAAGTTAGATACTCGTAGTTCACACCAGAAATAGTTACAGCAGTAGGCGAACCGATACCACCTGTAGCACGACCATAAATGCCTGTGCTGACATAGACGGTGTTTGTGCTTCCAGCACTCACATATCCGAGTTCACGCCTGTTCGGCATAGTTACGCCGTGATCCTATTTACAAACCCGTGAATTGTAATAACATTCGCTGTCGCAGCAAAGGCACGAACAACTTTTGGAGTTGCATTGCCTTGCAATAACAATCCAGGAATAATTGTAACCAACCCGGCCTCTGGCTGAACAGTTACTTCTATATGTCCATCAGGTGAAGTAGCTTCACCCCATTCAATCGTTAACTTAACTGATGACGCAGAGGTATTAACTGCATACAACCAGATTTCGTCAATCGTGGTTGCCGTGGAACTAGCTGTATGAATTGCTGTACCTGCTGTTGCTGTTGCGGCAACTTTAATTGCAAGACCTGTACCTGTTGTACCTGCCGGTTGTAGACATAATTTACTTAGTGTTGCCATGTGTTATCTCCTTAACTCCAAATCTGTGTTGATAAAAATACTTGATCGTCAAATGCGTCAAACCCGGTTCCTGAAGAAGCCGCAGTGATCCGACCTTGCTGATCTACTGTAATATTTGTAGCAGTATAAGAACCTGGTGTTACTGCTGTATTAGCTATTTTAGCAGCCGTAATAGAGCCATCAGCTACTGTTATAGTAGCGCCGGCAGCAATCAATACCCATCTAGTGCCATTATAAGACCATGTTTTACCACCAGCTGCGAAAGTATCACCTGATGCTGGACTGTCTGGAAAATTTAATGCCATATACCCTCTATAATACTTGTTTATTTAAAATATTGCAAGTTGCAATTACGATAATCTACTTCTTAAATAAGCGCATTCAAGCGCCAAAGCCTCTTCGTAACGAATTCCATATCTGTTGCCAGCCGCCTGGAATTGTTGAACTATACCAACACCATCTTCATACTTCTCCTCTTTTTCATCCCATTCATCATAACAGAGAATACCGTATGCAAAAGGATCAATACCTTCAGCCTCAAACGCTTCCTTAACTCTTTGAGCAACTAACCCAATATGCCATCTAGCCCCGTCACCTTTTTTCACAACAGCATCTTTGAATTTAAATTGCTGGTATTCAATATTTCCCCAAGCACGAAGAACTGCGGAGTCAATATCTTGAATTTGCTCTTTTTCTCTCTCATCAGAGGTGTTAATAGTTCCTGTTGTTGCATAAACAATTGTCCATCTGCGTGAAGGACCTCCAAGAGTGTATTCGTCATCATTCCTTGGGCGCAAGGTTTGTGTATCAGTATTTGATGCAAAGAAAGTTACGGTTGCAGTCCCATCAGTTGTTGTACCACCGCTTACTTGAATTCTTGCATCATAATCGTTTACCGCCTCAGCATTACCTGAAGTATGGATATCTGCATACCAAGTTGCTGCAGTGTTCTGCTTACCAAGTTCCATCGTTCCATCGGCACGAAGAAGCGCAGAGCGCTGACCACCTACATATGAATCCAAAACATTTGTGCCGCCCGTATAGTACAAACCGGTATCAGCATCATCTACTCGCAAACCAACGAAACCTGAACCACGGGCAACAAAGAAACTTTGAACTTTGTATGTTCCAAGATTTACAGCATCAAAACCCCACACATAGTGCGAACCACCAGAAGCAGCAGTTGATGCCTCTTTATTATCAACAAGACCCAATTCAAAACCTGTCATCGCTGAGGCGTGTGAGTTGGCATCCATCAAAACATTTGCATTATGTGCCCACACTTTTGTAAATGGGTTTACATAAGCAGTTGCTGTTCCAGATGGTGTAGAAGCAGATTGAACTGTGCCGTTAGCTAGATACCAACCTTCAACTGTAATACTTGTACCGTTAGCAGCCCAATCAGTTACAAACCCACTAAACTTTGTTGGACTATGGGCAGTATCAATAATCATTCCCTTGCGCAACAATTTTAAATTTGTAGAACTTATTGCTGAAGCCGGAACAACCGTAGTAGCAGTATATGTTGCGCCAGCCAATGTTAATGTTGGTGCTGGAGCGTATACATCAGCAAACATTGAAACAGCATCCCTATCTGTATAGGTAGAAAGATCTGCTTCATTTGCTAACCCAAGAACTTCAGCGGCATCATTATAATTTGAACCATTCGGATACAAACGAACAGCAAATCCGGTTGCGTTATCTTCATTACCAAATGGCGCTTGCGTAATTCTTTGCCCATGACGAAGAATCTCGCCATTCAAATATTCTGTATTTAAGATACGAGCACCTCTATCTAGCACCCAAATAACTTCACGCCCACCTGTATCAACTAAGCTTGATAAAGCATAAACGCCATCTGGAACTGTTACAAAAACAGAATTAGCTCTTGTAATACCGTTATCAGAAAAAGTTACAGCCCCAGTTCTTGCTTGAGCAGCATTAGAGAAAGCTGTGGTGTTATCTGTTGTTCCGTCACCAACAGCACCATAATCAGAAACAGAAACAGGCAAAGATGTTTTGTTTACTTTTGTGTCCAATTGTGTCTGAATAGCCGAAGAAACATTATTTAAATAACTAAGTTCAGTAGATGAAACATCACCAATCGTTGTAGTGCTTGGAAGAACAATGTTTCCAGTAAATGTTGAGTTAGCAAGTGTTGCATAGGATGTAAGTGAACCGCTGGATGCCGCAGTGATTCTTCCTTTGGCATCAACGGTTAAGTTTGAATATGTATAAGAACCGGGCGTTACAGAAGTGTTTGCAATTTTTGATGAAGTAACTGCAGCATTTGCAATTTTTTCAGATGTAACAGCATCTGCTGCTAGTTTTGATGTAGAAACCGAACCATCAGTGATATCATTTGAGGCAACGGCAATTGAGCCGACAGAGCCTTCTAGTTCCCAAAAATCCCCACTCCACACATATATTCGTGAATTAACTGCATAAGTGTCTCCTATTGTTGGGGATACTGGAAATGAAATTGCCATTACTCTTCAATCCAAGCTTGTGATGGCTCATCCCAGTAGTAAAATTTATTGTCATCAGGATACGGGATAGGCGAGACCCATTCAGTAGTTTGTTCATTAAGAGACCATGACGGAAAAGGTTTTGGAGCAATGTATGCATCTAGTGATGAATTATATGTATAGCCGATTCCAGCATAACGAGCACGGATATTGTTGTTGTAAGATGTTTGTTTCCATGTCCCGCCAAAGTGATTACGGCAGAATTCAGCACCTACAGCTTCTGATTCATTACCATTTTCATCTTTACAATCATTATTGTGTACGACAATAACTCGTAATACAATATTGTCTTCTCCAAGTTCTGCAAAATGTGCCATAGATTTTCTCCTTAGAATGTTATACTACCAGAAGCGGTAAATGTATAAACTCTATAACCTGTTGGGTTTGTGACTGTTGGTGAACCGGTTGTTGCTGTTGCTAATGGCAAACTATCTGGATAGCGAATAATAACCACACCCGAACCGCCGCTACCACCGAATGTGCCTGTGTTATAACCTGGGTCAGTGTTTGTCTTACCGCCACCTCCACCGCCAAGATTTGCTGTGCCTGCCGTACCCGATGAAGGAACTCCAGCACCGCCTGCACCACCACCACCAGCACCACCAGCGCCTGGGGTGTTTTGCGAGTCACCAGGTCTAAATCCTCCACCACCGCCACCGCCACGAGTTACCGAACTGCCTGTAATGCTTGATGCTGAACCTGCACCACCAACACCACAAACTGATGAACCACAGTTCCCACCAACAGCTCCAGCGCCACCACCGCCACCACAACCACGACCAAGACTAGAACCGCCATTAAAACCTTGAACTGGTGAAGCCGTGCGAGTTCCGCCACCAAATGAACCCTCACCTACACCGCCACCACCTGAACCACCGCTAAGACCAGCAGAAGCGTTACCAGCACCACCACCGCCACCAGTGGAAGTAATTGATGCTAGAACAGAATCGCTACCGTTGCCACCAGCGCCTGGGTTATTCACCGATGCTCCTCCAGCGCCAACTGTGACTGTATGGGCAACACCTTTTGCAAGCACTAATGCTGTTTCTAAAGTTCCACCACCACCGGTTGCAGTAACTGTGCTACGCAAACCGCCTGCACCACCGCCACCGCCACCGTAAGTATTATTGCTACCAGCACCACCGCCGGCAAGAACTAAATAATCAACTGTTACTGTCATACTAGGCCAATTACTACCACTTACGGCAATGTATTGATCTTTTAAATCCCACACTCCACTTGCTGAAGTTGTGGATGGAAACTGTGCCATTAGCTAATTTCCTCGTATGAACACACCGCCTCAAGATCAGAGTTTGCTGACGCTGTTAACCGAAGAGAGTCACCCTCTTCTAGATAGAAAGATTTGTTAATAACATCTAAAACCGCATCTGCTGGAACAACAACAGTGTTCACGATACGATACGCAGTTGATGAACGAAACAAATCAACGGTAACATCTGCGTTATTTGTACCGTCAACATTGGAAACATAAAGGGCATTAACTTTAAAAACTTTGCCTGACGCGGCACTGTTAGTAACGATTGCTGTTGCAGAAGTTGTTACAGCCTGAACCGCTGTTTTGCCTGTAATCGTTGTTACGCCTACTATATTTGGTGCTGCCATAAATTCTCCTTAACCGCCAAAAACAATCGCCATAGCAATTGCCTTACCAGTTGTTGCGTAAGTTGTGGGTGTACTCCATTTTAAACCAGTAGCAGTGCTTGTGTCAACTGTAAGCACCTGATTGTTTGTTCCTGTTGCTAGTTTAGAAACAGCATTGTCTCCTGTACCAACAAGCAAATCTCCTTTAGCATCAATTGTGCTTAACAACAAATCAAAAGGCGCTTGCCCTACTTCAACCCAAGCACCATCATAATAAACAAAAGTTGCTCCAGATGTTGAATTAAACCATATTTGCCCCAATGCTGGTGCTGCAGGAGCTGTATCAGAAACCATCACCACCATTCCGCCACCGCCACCAATCTCAATCCATTGTGAATCGTAGTAAACATTAGTAGCACCAGAGCTTGAATCAAACCAGAATTGACCGATTGCCGGAGAACTTGGGGCTGAATCAGAAACGCTTGCAAGGCCAGGAGCGGCACCAATTTCAATCCATTGAGAATCATAATAAACGTAAGTTTGGGCTGTATCGGACTCAAACCACACTTGCCCCGCTACAGGAGAGCCTGGAGCGGTCTCAGAGATAGTTGCACCACCTGCACCAAGGTCTGTATATGTGCTTCCGTCATTTGTGAATTGCCATTTATCAGTAGATTCATTCCACCGAATTTGAACATTTGTGGATGTTCCTCTTTCAACTTCAACACCGGCATTTAATGTAGGTGTACTAGTTTCTCCAGAATTAAGCAAAATAAAATTATCTTCAACATTAAGATTTGCGGTATTAATTGTTGTTGTATTACCACTAACTGTTAAATCACCCGTAACTGTAAGATTGTTGGCAATAACAACATTAGCTGGCAAACCAATTGTTACTGTAGCACTTTCGCTACCAGAACCACTAACGCTAATTTCGTTTGCTGTTCCAGCAATTGTTGCAATATAATTACCAGCTGTGTCTGTGCCGAGATCAATTACATCATTTACCCAAATTGAACCGTTATATTTAAGAAACTGTCCAGATGCGACAGTATTAGAAATAGAAACATTATGAAGCTCATCAATCTCATAACCATTTTGTGTAGCTACATAAACAATGCCATTGTTTGATGCACGAACAACAACGCCAATAAACACAAGATGGTCTGGGGCAATTGGTTTGACTGTTGTAAATAAACCATTATCTCCAAGCCATAAAACATCACCAACTGAATATCCCGTTGAGAGATCAACTCCATCAACATAACCACGAGTAACAACAGGACCATTTTGTGATGCTGCAATATTTGCAGCAACAATTCCAATTGTTTTTGAAGATGTTGTATCAGATGTATAGTCTGCTCTTTTAACAGAAGCATGATCACCAGTGCCTCCAAAAAGATAAACAACAGTGCCTGTTGTTAATGTATTTGCTTCTGCATTTCTAACATACGAAACAAGTGGAATATGACTATTAACCCATTGTGTTCCGTTGTAGCTTAAACCTTGAAATTCTTCAGGAGCAGAAATTGTAACATCGGTTAAACCACCGAGGGTATCTGCGTTTTCTGCTTCAGAGAGTAATGACCTGTTAAGATCAGGCATACTCTACACCGCTAATCGTAAATGTTACTGCATTCGCTGTAACCTGTGTTGCATGAATTGAGCTATTAGCAGGTACGACTATTGATGTATTGTAGAAAACAACATTATTTGCCAAAACATTAACATTGCTAATAATTCTGTTACTTGCAGAAACAGCTGCGCCATTAACGAGCAGATGAATACTACATACTGCATTTGATGAAGTCGTATTGCACAAATTAATGTTTTTAATAATTGAATAGTTACCAACAGTATTTGCTACTGAATAAACATTGGACCCAGCTCCAACATCAGAGCCTACATAAAAACTCTTAGGAATTAAATTAGCCATTTAGACCCCCATCCATACTAAAACTTCATTATCATAAGTTGTTGTATTCATATCTTGTATAACTATTGCGTCAAGAACATGATCTACAAGTGCTCCAGAGTTATGAGCAACAGCAGTTGTGCCATCATATCCTCTTTGAGATACTGTAAAAACATTAGTTGATCTAGACGAAATTAAAACTTTTTCTTCTGCAGCAACACCGCGATCAATAACTACAACAAAAGGATTACTACCGTTTGGATAAGTAGAACCGTCTACTACTGTAAAAGAAGTTGCGGAATTAGACAATGAAGAAGTTAATGCTGTCTGCAATACTGCGCCGTTAAATTCTCTCCGCAACATGATATCTCCTTAGTCAATGCTGATATCAAGATCGCCTGTAGCAATTCTTAAAGTATCTCCAGCATCTGTTGTTTTATTCGTAGTCAAAGTTCCATAGACAAGCATATTGCCTGATGTCAAAGCATCAAATACAGCAATAGCAACTGTTGTTGCAGCCGGCATTCCAGTAAAATCAATATTTGCGCTATTAGATGTTGCACCGCTTGATGCTGCTGTAAAAGTAGCTGTTTGGCGAGCATAACTTCCACCAGTAACTTCTGTTCCACCACCAGCATCTGTTGGGGCAACAGTAAATAATGCAATATAAACAGGAGATGGCATAGTGTATGCCGTAGTCCCTAAAAAATGATCCAAAAGTTTATTTTCTAAATAATTTGTTAAATTGCCAGCCATCTGTTAACCCTCCTGACTATTATAGTATACTTCTTTTTCTTCATCACTAGGTAATCGGAAGTTTTGAAGTCTTAATAGCAAATTTGCTTCTTCGGCAGGTATTTCCGCCATTCTGTTTTCTTTTGAAAACTTTAAACCGCTTTTTGTAACATAACCAGCACCACTTTCAAAATAAACTAAAATATTAGTGTCTGAATTTGATTTGATTGTTTCTTGTTCTACATTTTCTTTTTTAACATTTTTTTTCACAGGTTGTTTTTTAAGTGGAGCAACATTTTCGCTTTTTACAATATTTTCTTCATTTGTCATATATATATCCTATCATCAATA